GTTAGCATTGGTCAAACGGCTCAAGACTGCGGCACCTTCGTCCAACAAGCCGATAGACTTGACGGGGTTGATGTCGTTGTTTGTTGTACCAGCGCGGAGCACTGACTTCAACAGAACTTCAGCTTGGAAGATGTTGCCGGGGGCGACCACCAACTGGCGGGGCACCAAACGAATCTTCTTGCCGTTGTTATCCACTGCTTGGCGAATCTGGATCAACATCTGCTCAAGCGATGTCTGTGACAGATTGGCGGCTGTGGTCAACTGGTTAGAGAAAGTACCATTCACGATTGGGTGAGAGGTGTTGATAAGCGACACGCCGTCACCACCAACGTATGAACCGTTAAATGCGCGGTTCAAAACGTTAGCGGACAGAGTCTCTTTAGTCTCAATCAGTGATTGAGCCAAGTGCTTAGCGTACACCTGACCGATACGGATATGGTCGCCGTCTTCGACCAACACTTTCGTCAATGCGAAGGCGAGGCCATACACATTGTAAACGTAGCGTTGGAGGAAGAGCACACCACCCTGTTGGTAGCTGACAGGAGTACCGTCAGGCAACTGGGGAGCGGCACCAAATCCATACAGGACTGGCTCTTCGTGGTAGTTACGGGGAATGCCCTGTTCTTCGCGGAAGACACGGGACCATTCATCTTTACGCTGTTCGTAGATACCGTCGAAGCATTCGTTAAGAATAGGTTCGACAATACTACGAAAGTCGGTACTGCGCATTGGAGCGGCCATGGTTCATGTCCTCCTTAAATAGCGTTAACGGACGCATTGAACTGCGACTCGTTAACTTGAACTTGTACGACTGTGTACGCATCTCCCCATGCGTTATCAACGCCGGGGGTCAAACCAATAATCTTCAATTGCGCAGAAGAACCAGCGGCAACAACCGAGGTGCTAATGGTGCACTGAGACAATCCAGTGGTCGTGGAACCTGCAGTCACATTACTAAAATCTGACTGTGCACCCAACGTAGTTTGTGCCATCGAGCCATCGGCCTGAATGTCATAAACGATCGCGGGATCTTGGTAGTAATAAGCCACGAGCGAGCCAGTCACGTAGGCAGTATTGGCGGGCCAATAGTTGCTGATACGTGGACGGCCGGTGGTGTCGGTCCATTGAACGCCTGCGAAGGCACCCAAGAACGCGTCGCCAGCGGCGGCGGCTTGCAAAAGGCCGGTGGTAGCCAACTTGACGGGCTGGCCCTTCAAGATGTCGCTGGTATAACCAGACAGAATACCGTCAGTTAAAGCGACCGCACGGTCCAAACCGGAAGGATGGAACGAGGGGCGCAAACCGAACGGTGCATTTGTTGAAGACATATTAGTCACTCCAAATCATGGTTCAGAATCCATCACCGGAACACGGGGATGGGCATAGGTTTATCAAGTTCATTTATGCCTTCACCTTCTACCTGACCAAGACGCCTGCCATTACTGTCTCGCCCCATCGTCTGCTCAGCCTGAACGCGGATTTTGTCCGCTTCATCCTGAGGTGCGTGATGGTGCAACTCTGCCATGATATCCTGATATACTTCCACAGGTAACTTGTAGAGCAACATTTCATTGCAAGCGACGAATCCAGTGTGCTCACCGGCTTTAACTTTGTAGTTCTCAAAGCCCGGAACATCTTCTACTTTTACTGGTTCGTAACCCATGCGCATGCGCTTGTGGATAGGGTCGTACCCATTGGTCGTCGAAAGCCAACATACATGAAATCCCGGAATATCCGGAGGTTTTGGAAGGGATTCTTGAATCCATTCCGAACTGAACATCCTACGACGTTCTTGCGCGCTCGCCAGTTTCTCAGTCGCTGAACCGCGTTCGCTATCCTGCTGTGCGCGGGATTCACGGCCACCACCTGAAAGGTCTTTTTTCAATCGGTCATCTCTCATAATCTGTTACCCCTTATTCACATTCATGCGGTCATATTCCGCGTATTTACGAATCATCTTGTTACGCTCGGTGATATTATCCCATCTCCCGGCGTCCTTGATGGCGCGGACTCGCTCAGGTGACAACCGAAACTCGTTTCCACGAGCTGTCGATTGTGATTCACGGCCTGAACTTGTTACCACGGTGCGAGGTCTCCGATTTGACGACTGATTGTCGTTGCCGCTATTATAACGGTGCGGCAGGTATTTTGTCAATCTATTATCTAATTCTTCCCAGTAATCGGCGGTCTTCGGATCCCATCCGTCGGCTACGAGTGCCTCGTCCACCTTGGTGGCGACTTGGGAGTCCATGTCCTTGCCGTTCGGGTCGTACCAATCGTTCCGAGCCATCCAGTCCGAAGCGTGACGCTTCAGGAGAGGGTCCGGAGCTTGGGGTACGGAATTGCGGTTGGGTTCTGAGGCCACGGCACGCTTCTTGAGCGATTCGAGAGCCTCCACTTGGCGGCGGGCTTCATACCACGCCTCCTGCGCCTCGACGACGGAAGTGCCGTCGGCCATCTCAGTGGCCTCTTTCACCTTCATCTTGGCGTACTGAAGTCGCAAATTACCGTCTTCGATCGCCTTGTCCAGTCGAGCGAGGTCCGAACCGGCCGTACGCTTTTCCAGTACCGCAAGACGTTCAGCCATGTGGTCATTTTGACGTTTCAGCGAGGTGATCAGATGATTCGACTCACTCGCTTTGGCCCTCTGAAGCTTCTTCTTGAGCTGTCGCTCTTCGCGACGGGCCAATCGAATAGCTTCGCGCTCGGGATCAGCATGGGGTATATTATCGGCGGGATTATCATCATCGTCGCCGTCATCCGAATCTACTCGGCCACCAGTCCGGAGACCGTCGCCGCTATTTTCGGGGGTATTCGGTGCCTCGCCATCGGGCAAAGACACCACTGCGGACCCATCGGGTTCTTCCGCGAGTTGCAAATCGAGTTTATCGTTCGAGGTCATAGGAATGCCTTTACTTTCAAGGGGTCACCAGTAACTTTCGCAATTACTTCGTGATCATTAAACACACTAAAAAGTGCGGTCTCGCCTATCGTTGGGTCCCCGTAAGGTACTTCCCAGCGATCGCCGCCCCACTTTGGCATGCGAACATAGTCGCCGACATCGATCCAGTTGCCCTCGGGCCACGATTCGAGTGTATCGCGTTTCTTGAAAGCCAGTGGACCCACCGCTATGACTTTCGCCACTTGGTTATTCCACTTCTCCGTTTCCTTCGTCTCCTCGACGAGTACAATTCCTGACGATGTGACGGTCTTCTTGGCGGCTCTCCACTGCACAAGAATTCGTCCACCTACAGGCAAAGCACCGGGGTCTACTGCGGGAAATGCTTCCTGCAACGCGGCTTCATGCGAAGCCACCGGTTGAGTATCACTCATTGTCATCTTCCTCTTTTAAAAGGTCGTTTAAAATTACCAGAGCTTCTTCAAGCCCTTGGTGCTGGCCAACTAAGCGTTGGTAGGCCTCAAAGGTGACGGCATTTCCATGCACCAATGACTGCGCGATCGCCGATTTGCGGACCTCAATAGCACCAATGAGGTCACTGACGTATCGCATTATTTCTTTTTAGCTTGCGCTAGTGCCCCACCACCACGCTTGGGCGCACTGGGCGTCTTTGCGGGTTCTTTAGCACCAAGCGAGGAGCCGTCGAGCTTCGCGCCCATGGCTATCCGCTTGTGGTAAGGTACATCTTGGCCCATTTGGGCAGAGTCGTTGGTAGCCATATTACACTCCTAAAGTTCGTTGTGCGCTCTCTTGCGCGGCCAATGCAGTCTGCTCCTGCTCGCTCTTCAGAACTGCCGCGTCTTGCGTCAATTCTGCAGTCTTGATCCGTTCTTCGGTCAAGTTGTCCGATGCGTTCAGCGCGATCTTGATCTGCTGTTCGCGGTTTTTGCTCAGTGCGTCGTTCTTCAGACGCTCTGCTTGTAACTGTAACTCGGCCGCGTCGCGCTCTGCACGTCGCTTGGTCTCGGCCATTGATGTCTGGAGGATCACCTGATCCGAGCCGTCCATCTGTGGCTTCGGCTTGAGCTTTTGCACAGTCTCCAAGATTTGTTGCATCGCGGGCATAACCTTCGCGAACGCTTCTTTTGCGTCCATCTGTGTGTGCTGGGACGCCAACGCGTACAGCTTGTCGATCTCGCCGGTGATTCCCGCAATGTCGTAATCCTTTACGGGACGTCCGAGCGACTCCTCGACATAGCCGTTCATATGGCCGAGATACCAGAGCATCAAGTGTTGCTTGAAATGCTCGAGGAATGCGGGCAAGAATGCTGGCGCGATGATCGGGTTGGACCCCAGCATCGGGTTCAGAGCGAAATCGAGATGGCTCTGAATATGCGCCAACTGGTTCTGGTGTGGGTACGCAAACGCGGCACGCCCAATCGACATCGCCGCATTTTCTTCTGCCGCATTGATTTCCATCGGTTCGGCCGTCGCGGGCATCAGCTCCTGCACGTTCGGTATCTTCATCTGCTTCAACGCACGCTGGACTACCGCTCGGCGATCAAAAAGATCGGGGTATTTGTCCATGTAGGCCATTACCGCTTGGGTCTGGGCCATCCGCTGAGTCTCGGAGAAAATGTGAGGATCGCTCACCGGAATCACGTCAGTATTGCGATTGAAGTCTTCGCGGCGGATGTCCAGCTCTTGGACCACATCGCCCATTCGCATTTCGTCCAGATACCAGCGATTGATACGCTGAAGTACCCTAAGTACTCGCGATTGGGAGTCGTGAAGTCGTGCGTGAATTGCTGAGAATACCTTCGAACCCTGCTCGATCAACGCTTGAGTCGTTCCGACTGGCGTGTTGGCATTCAACTCCGCGATTTTCTCTTCGGAAGTGGTCACCACACCTTTCGCCGCGTCCGTCAAGAACCCGACGAGCTTGAAGAGCACCTCGCTCGGGGGGTTGAAAGGCATCGGCATTGCGATCTTGCGAATATCGTCAACGCCCGGAGCACCCTCGATCTCGGTGATTTGCGTCACTTCAACGTTTTGCGACTGCCCCGAAATCTTCGCGCCCTTGATCTTAAGCATTGTGGCGGCGTTGTTGATATGCGCAGTATCCAGTAGAGCACGCAAACCACCAGTAATAGCGGCCGAAAGCCCACCAATAAGTTGCGGCAGACCAATCGCGTATGCACCACGCCACGGGATGAACTTGAACTCGATCATCCAGTCGAGCTTCGCCATCGCTTCGTCGCCCTGCTCCCAGTTCCGGTACATGCCGACGACTTCCGAATTGTTCTCGTCGATCATCAAAATATAGGGAGCCAGTTCGCCTTTTGAGTGCGAATCATCTTCTTCGGCAATGTATGCGTAAATGTGGTACACGCGACGCAGTCCATCGGTGTCGTCACTCCACTGCTTACCCTCGATCCTGTTATTCGCCTTCTCGGGAGAGGATGGCTCCGGCTCCATCACGGCGCGAGTGAACGTCACATCGCGGTACAGACCCGACGACATCCGCGACTCGAATTCCTGCTGGGTGATGTCCTGCACCTCAGTCACACGTTGTGCAGTGTAGAAATTCGCGGCGGAAAAAGGCAACAGGATGTTATCGATCGATACGAACTCTGCGCAAGGACGTTTTTTGCGGTCGTCGTACCAGAGCTTCAAGAACTGCGAGCCGCCCAGTGGCAATTGCGTGAGCATCTGCTCCTGCTCATCGCGGAACTCCTCGATCTGCTCAGTCAACTGCCAGTTCATGAAGTCGCGCTTGCGCTCGGCCCGCTTCGTTTCTTCCTCGGTGACTTTGCCCAAAATGTGTGTACGCACTGGGCCATCCGGTGGGAACAGCTCTTTAATAGCACGCGATTCGAAATCGATACAGGCTTCGGCCATCACAGGGTGCACAACTTTGCTGGCACCTTGGAATTGCGCACCACCGGGAGCGTCGTGCCCGAGGCCCGTGCGCTTGAGTCCCTCTTCGTACTGCTTGTCCCGCTCTTTGCGTGCCTCTTTGTCCTTCTCGATCAGGTCGAGGTAGTGCATCGCGAGCTTGTCCAGCTTCCACGCATCAATCTCGTCGGCCATGTTCGCGTAGAAGTCTTGATCCTCGCCCGGTCCCTTGAATTCGTCCATCCGCACAATAGCCGAACCGTCCGGTTGCTCTTCCACTTCCGCGAACGGGTCCTCCATGTCGAGGTCGAACACCATGCCCGCCGAGTCCTCAGGACCTTCGGGTGCTTCCATTTGCGGTTGTGGGAATTCAGTTGCCATTATCAGCCTTTAATATGTGCGATTTTAACACGACTAGCGGTTTCCGATAATTTCCCAGATCTTTGGGTCACCACGCAAGAACATTTCCACTTCGTCTTCGCCCCTCAACACTCCACGCCCAAGTGCGTTCTCAATCGACTGCATCGAGAAATCGCGCGATGCGTCTTTCAGCTCCTCATACTTCTTCGGTGCCATGTCTCGCATCGCCCGCATCTCGGGGCGTGCGGCCATGATCGATGGTTTCTTTTGCGCGGCAAGCAAATCACGCATTACGTCGGACGGCGTGAGCAGGTCGTCCTCGTAGTCAATGCGGGACGGATTCTTGTAATTGCGGAATGTCTCTTCGAGTTCGAATAACTCGTCCGCGTTCGGCACCTTACTGCGCACGAATTTCAACGCGTCACTAAGCTTCATACCTTGCTCGGCCGCTTGAGCCAACAACGGGGCAATCATGCTCGAAGGCAAAGCAGTGGGAGCGGCCGCAGTCTCTGCGACTTTGGCTACGTTGCCAATGGCACTCAACCCGCCAAGATCGGGCAGTATGCCACGCATCGCTTGGCCCGCCGCCGTTTGCAGGACTTCGCGCCTCGACATCGGCGTCTCGCTGATCGATTTAAGCGTTGACTTCGCCGCGCCCTTACCGGGGTCGATGGTCACGGATTTCTCGGTGATGGCTGGCGCACCCTTCAGATCGGACTGCATCTTCTCTAGTGCCTTGGTATCGAGCTTTGCCAGTGGGAAATCCGACGCCTTACCGAGGCCGAGAAATCCACGACGTGCGAGGTCCGGCTTGTCGGCCAGCTTGGTGCCTTTTTGTGCCATCTCCGCCATCATCTGGTCCAGCGTCTTTTTCACGCCGCCGCCCCTGTTGTAAGGCTGTGGGTCGGGGATGAACCTGCCACCGTCCTGCATGTCGGGGATGGTGAAGTCGATCGCGCCACCATTGGCGAATTTCTTCTTTTTCGGTGCGGCACTCATGTACTGCTGAGCCGACATCGGTGCCTCTTCGAAATCGCGGCGTCGCGTAGCGGTCGTCGGGCTGTATGGGTCGCGTGATTGCTTTAGCATTTCGTTGATCAGCAATTCGCGAATGCGAGGGTCGGGGTATCGCATCTCGAAATCCATCTGCGCACGACGATTGGACTCCGCTGGGTCAATAGTCGGCGGTGCTGGCATCGTGGCTGGACCACGGCGTCGCGCCAGCTCCTCATCGTGACCCTCGTTCGTGCCTGTTGCACCCAACGCGGCATACACTGGTACTGTATTGCGCAGACCAGCCAAAAGGGTCAGAATGTCAGCCGGTTGCAATCCGGCTTTGAATTCGTCAACGAAGTCCATGTAGTTATTGGGCATAAGGGTTCCCTCGGTTGGGTCTGTATTCGTCGTCCACGTAGTCGTTGTCCGGTGGTATCGGATCGATTTGCAGGAATGACATGTCTTTCAGCAGTCGTAGTGCTTGGGACAGCGTGTCGGTCAGGTCATCACGGTCCGACTCGGGGAACGAGCAGACTTGGCTGACCAGTGGCTCTGCCCAGTCGCGCGGTTGGCCCGGATGGACGAGCGATTCGGGAATGTAGACGCGGCCATGTGCAATGATGTTGGCGACCAGATGCAAACGCTGTACTTTGTCAGCGCGGCCCGGGTTGTAGGCGCGGCACGGCACCCCAGCACGCTGTAAGTCCTGCAAAATGCTGATACCCGACGCTTTGTCCTCGACGAGTACGAGGTCCACCTTTTTGCCGGGGTCGCCGTAGATCGAGCCGTACTCGTCAATGATCTTGGGCCGCAAATCGGGATACGCGAGGAAGTCCTCCCAGCAGTCGATGAGCATAGCGCAAAGCCCGCTGTCTTCGTTCGGCCGAAAGACGCCCCACACGGAGCACGCGGTTGGATCGTTTTGCGTCTTTTCGGTGTACGCACAGTCGTAGGACTGGAGCACGTAGAGGAAATCGGGCAGTGGCTTGCTCGCGTCCCACAGCTTGAACCACTCGCGCTTGACAATGCCGTAGTCTTCGGGGTCAATGACCTCCGCGTACAGCTCCTGCCGTCCGATGCGTGTGCCCTCGTACTGCGACACGATTTCGTCGCGAAACGTGGGTGCAAGGTTATTGAAATTCTCGTGCGTTGTGCCCGTGGTGACGATGACACGCTCCTCATCAATTAGACGGCGTACGATCGGGATGGGCTTTGGTGTCGTGGTAATACAAACGCGGGGCTTTTGCCCCAGTCGCAGGCCGAACATCAGGTTGGACCACATGTCCTCCGCATTGCGGAATTTCGCCAGTTCGTCCACCCAAGCCAAATCGTGCTGTGGTCCGCGCAGTGTCTCGGGGTCGTTGTCCGAATAAATCGTGGCGATCGCGCCATTGGGCCACTCGAGTCGCCGCTTGGATGGGACGAATACCGGCTTGCATTTGGGGTGCGAGATGGCCAAAATGCCAGATTCGCCTTCCACCATCACGTCGCGTGCGTCACCCGCGTCTTCGGCAATCAGTGCAATGCGGCCAGCCAGTCCGTTTTCGGCGTGGTAGCGCACGAATTCGGCACCACAGCGGGTTTTGCCCCAGCCACGTCCAGCGAGGATCATCCAAATCGTCCAGTCGTCACCCGGTGGTATCGTCTGGTTGTGCCGCGCCCACGTGGGCCAGTCGTAAAAAAGTTCGAGTGCTTCGCGGTCCGACAGCTCGTCCACGAACTCGTGCCAGTTCGCCGAATCGACGATAGTCGACTTTTTACTCCGCCTTTGAGCGCGAGTTAAGACGTTGGGCAAGGCGATCACGGAGACCTTCGATGTTGATGTTCGAATCCAGCTGGCCCGACACGTTCATATTGACGTCTTTCGAGCGGAATTTCGCGTCGTACCCCATGAGGGTGAACTGGAGCAGTGAATCACTGAACTTTTTCACAGTGTCGCCCGTCTTGACGCCCTGATGCGTGAGCGGTTCATCGTGTCCCACCACAGAGCGACGATAGGCTTCGGCACGCATCGTATCGACCATCTCCTCTTGGATGCTGTCCATGATGCCATCGAACAGCTTGTGGTCACCGCGCCAGCCGATCAGCGTTTGCCGGTGGATGCCCGCCGTGTTGTACGCATGGCGCAGAGAGAAACGCGACTCGGGTGGACCATCACGGAATTCGGCGATGATCTGGAGCATTTTGTATGCTTTGGTCTCCTCGAGCAAAGCTAGCTCGTCAGTCGCCGTGACGCTTGGGTCGTTGCACGTGGGCGAGTGTGACATAAGGCACGAGGGACTGGGTGGGTGTCGCACGCGGTCACGGACGACGGCGTCCAGCAGTATTTGCACAGAGATCCCAGCACGACGCTCGTATTCGGCAATCGTAGCGGGTCCGATGTCTTTCAACAGTTTGCGTTCGTCAGGTAAGGCCATGAAGCGAATTAAAACACAGATGCCACGCGACACGCAATACCCGGCTTTGTCTGCCAAATCGTTATAACGAATCGCCTGAGCATAACACGGAGTTATAACGCTTTCATGCGCACACGTGAGAAGCCCTAAGAGAAGCTCTAAGTGGTGGTGGAAGAATATTCGGCGTCTGGAGACCCCCGTTTGTTCCACAATGATGGAACGGTGATGGAACGCACCACAGTCTCACAAGCCCCGTCCGACGCGGGTTTCGAGACACACAGCCCGTGTACCATTGTTCCATCTAATACCCCCCGCCTCGAACCATGCCGTTGACAAGGCAGTACCCCCGCGTGCGCATGTAACAATGGAACACCGGGTCTTTTTTCGAATGGGAGGAGCGTTCCATTGTGCGTTCCATCTTGCTGGAACGGTGGAACGTGTCTTTTCTTGTTCCACCAGTGTCGGGAGGTCCGACACGAGTACAGCGCATTGCACGCCGTGAACGAATTAAACCACAAATTCGCGCAGTGCTACAAGTACGTCCTCGGTGCTACAGGCTTTTTTGTCGAGTCGCACGCTGTACGAACGCCACTCGGCTTGGGTCCAGTCGCTGGTCGCCAGCTCCGCCGCGTTGAACACGAAGACTTCGTCCCCGATTTGGACCACGAGCCACGTGTTGCCGCCGTACGTTTGGTGCCGGATCGCCCAGTAGCGTTGGCCGTTGGTCCAGTGCGGGAGCTTGACGGTGGTGGTGGCTTTGACGGGGAACGCGTCGAGGCATTTCAGTTCGATCCAGCCGGTGAGCGGGCGGTCGTCGGTACTGGACGACGCTCGGACGCTGATGTACAGGTCCGGGGTGTCTTTTTTCACCCGGTTTTCGACACGCTCCAGCAGTGCCCAATGGCCGATTTTGCGGACCAGCCAGTCGTAGAGCTTCTGCTCAGGCAAGCGCATACACGCTCCGATACCTCTCCGAGGCCTTCCTTGGGGTCTTCCTTGCGCTGGGGGGTATAGTACCGGTATGGTAATAGCTTAGCATATCTCAAGCGTCTTCCGTGGGCTTCGGTGGGTCATCGTCCAGTGGGTCCCGGTTGATTTCGTGGATCGCCCACAGAAGCGTGCCCACCCCGAGAGCGAGGAAGGCAAGCAGGATGAGGGTGGCGTCGGACATGCCACCGATTGTACCCTACGAGGCCTTTTCACGCAAGGCCTTGCGTAGTGCGTTCAGCAGTCGCATCGTCGCGACGCCGTTGTTCGGGGCGTTCAGCAGGATCGCCGGATCGATACCGTACTCGTTGCACAGGGCGACGCGCAAGACGGGGAAGGGGCACTGGGCCACCAGCCGCTGGGCCAGATCCGGTTCCCGAGGGGTCGCCGGGGCCTTCCTTGGGGTCTCGGGGACGCTCGCCACCCGGGGTTGGGCCTTAGGTACCGGGGCGGGTCTCGGTGCCACGGGAAGCCTTCCGGTGGCCTTGCCGCCGACGATTACGACGCCCGACTCGGTCGTGTATTTCGTGCCGTTGGCACGGGCGTACTCGCCCTTTGCCCACCAAGGCACGTAGTCGGGGTCTGCCACGGGACGGGGAGAGTG